CTACTGGGGCCGCCCCGCCGAGCGGAGCAGCAGCTGGTACTCGTCCTCATGCATGCTCTCGACGTCGATCGATCGCCCCAGGACTTTCTGGGCGGCCGCGTCGATAGCCTTGCGGAGAGCCGCCAATCCGGCGCCACGGGATGAAAACGCGACGCCCAGCGCACCAGCTAGAGCAACGCGTCGGCCGTGGATGATTCGGTCGCGCCACTTCTTGGCCTTCTCGATGCACTTGCTACGCTGCTCCCCGTCCAGCCAGTCGATCGCGGCGATGCCGGTTTCCCGCTGGACCCACGCGGCCAGAGCCGCCTCCGACGCGTCGCGGATGATGCCCAGGCTTGCGAGATCGAGCCATACGGCGCGAAGCTTGCTAGCCGTGGGAGATTGATCCAGCGGCCTCCCCTGACGGCCTCCACTGTCCTTGGAGCGAACCTTGAACCCAGTGCGCTTGAAATGGGCCAGCACCCGCTCCAGCTCTACCGCCGACATCTCGGCCGCGCTGGATTTGCCTGGTCTGGCAGCCGTCGTCGTAGCAGCCTGCAGGGCGGCACGATAGGTGTCCTTGTCCAGTTGCAGCTCGCGGGCGGCAACATGGACAAGGCGGATCAGCTGGAGGCGCCTGTCGGGCACGTTCACGCCGCGCTCCCTGGGCCGAGGATCTTCTCGACGTTGATGCCATCCAAGTACTGCACGAGCTGGCGTGCTTGCTCCGCCGACAGCACCATGGACTTGCGGCCGAGTTCAAGGGTCAGCCGGCCGTTGCTTGCCAGCCCAACGGAGAATGGCCCCTTCTCGGGTATGCCCACTACGCGGCTCCAGAGCTGTCGCGGCACAAGTACTTCGCTGCCATCGCCAAACGTTCCGATCATGGTGTATGCGGTCACTTTGCGGCCATTGGGAGCTGTTACCTGTTCAGCGCGCAGCCTTCCTCCGTCGACCAACCTCTTCAACAGGCTCGAGACAGCCGTGGCTTCCATGGCCATTTCTTCAGCGATCTCGACCGAGCGGATACCCGGCCGGGCGGCGATCATATCCAGGATCTGGTCAGTTTTCGTGGGCATGTCATTCTCCAGAGGAACATGCCGGCGCGCCCAGGGCGGCCTTGATGGCCTCGGTGCGCATCGCCCGGTAAATGACAACGGGATCGTTGCCGCCGGTACGCTCAACATTGATCCGTGCCGCAGCAGCCCCGGCTGCAATCATGGCCGCCGTGATCTCCTCCGCGAAAACCTCGGCAGACTGCGCTGGAGCCACATAGTCCTCGACGATGTCGATGATCTGTCGCAGTGCTTCGTACTTCGGAATGCCCGCCGGTGCGGTGTACTGGCGCACCACCTCCTTGATCTGTGCAATGGCCGCTTCGGCTGCCAAGCTCTTTTCCATCGTGAATCTCCTATGGCTGCTCATCAGTACCGAGCCACCACGCTCGGCAGACCGCCCCACCGGGCGGTTTCGCTTCCCTACGCGTTCACGGCGTCCTTCAGGGCCTTGGTGGCGCTGAACTTCACGGACGTGGAGGCCGGGATCTGAATGGACTCGCCCGTGGCCGGATTCCGGCCCGTGCGCGCGGCGCGCTGGCTAGTCGAAAACTTGCCGACGCCCGGCAGGACGAACTCGGCCCCGCTGGCCAGCGCCTGGGACAGCGTGCCAGCCAGGCTGTCGAGCACAAGCTCGGTGTCCTTGCGCGAGTAGCCGGTTTCGTCGGCGACCTTGGCGATCAATTCTTTTTTGGTGAGGCTCATGTCGATTTCCTTGTGGTTGTGCCGGCGGAGATACCCGGCCGGCTGCGGGTTTAAACGTCGGTAGGGCCTATCTGGACGCGGTCGCCCACGGCGGTGACCGCGTCCATGTAGGCCCGAACGGTCGCCGGATCGCTGGTCAGGACGATCACGGCGCATACGGGTTGTCCGTCTTTCAGGAAGGTCATCGCCACGTCGTCGCTGCCGGCCTCGGCCATTTCGCCGACCAGCGCGCCGAGGCGCGTATTGAAGTAGCTCGGCCAGGGGCGCGTGAGCAGCTCGATCCGCATCTCAGGCTCCCGCGACGTCGAGCGGAATCTGGCGATACCGATCGGTGTCGTCGATGCGCTCGTAGACACGCACGTAGCTCTTGCTGCCCACGATCTGTATCGAGTCGCTGATTGCGCGCATTGCCTCCTGCCAGCGGGCATCCTTGATATCGACACGGCGCAAAGACAACACGCGGCTGGTGCTGAGCTTGCCGGCCTTGTCGACCTCGAACGCGCGATCAACGATCGCCCGCAGTTCGGGGCCAGCCGAGGCCGTCCATTCGTTCAGGCATTCGTCGATCAGAGCCTTGGCGGCCTGGAGACGTTCGTCGAAGACGATCTGGTCGTCCGTAGCGCGCAGAATCTTGATGCGGCCGTCGAACGACAGCAGCGTCACATTGCCCTTGGCGCCGCCCAGATTGATGCCGTACTGCTCGGCGGACATGTCAACGAACGCCTCGATGTCAGCGAACGTGCTTTGTTTCAACGCCTTGAGCTGGCCGGACATCGCGCGGGCCTTTTCCGCAATCTCGCGCACCAGGGCGTCGCGGGCCAGGTCGATCGGCTTGATAGCGTCCACCGGGATCAGTCGACCCTGGCCGTCCTCCATGTAGCCGTCTGGAACGGGTTTGGTCATCGAAGTACTCCTGTCGAAGGTTGAGAATCTGCAGCTCAATGGGCGACCGGCTTGCCGATCTGGAGCTGCTGTAGGCGGTGGCCGGCCAGGTGCCGCAATTGCCGCGAGAGACCCGTTGCATCCCCCGATTCGTACATGTCGATCAGGCCGCTGATCAGGTCCGCCTGGCGTCGAGCGATGACGGTCATTTCGTGCAGCAACGCCGTCGCTTGCAGGCAGGTTTCGTTCAAGCGATCGAGCTCTGCCCGCAGTTCTCGCTCGTCCTGGATGGCGTCGGGATTGGCCAGAGTCGGCCCCTGGGTGATCTGGATGCGTCCGCTCATAGCCCGCTCCCCGTGGCCGACTCGTCGATGCCCACGAAATCGGGCGACGCCGGCCAGCACACATCGACGCCCTCCAGCGATCCGTGCTCAGTACGGTTCATGCCTTCGGCCACCAGGCAGCGAATCGAGATGAACCGGCGCAGCAGCCGCTGCGACTGCCAGTCGTAGGGGTGGACGTCGAGGGTGATGAGCGGGCAGCCGCGATCCATGCGCACCCATTCCCCGTTGATCGTGAAGCCGAGTTCGCGCAGCCGGCGGCCCGCCGCGTTCAGCGCAGACAGTCGAGCGATGAAGTCGGATGTGAAGATGCGCGAGGGGCGCAGGTCGACGGTGTCGGCCTCTACCAGTTGCAGGGTCGTGGTCATGGTCAGAACTCCACTTGCGCGCGAATGGCGGCGGCGATCAGCTCGCCGGTCACCTTTTTCGCGCTGATCCGGGCGGCCTGGTTCAGCGCGATGCTGGCCAGGTTGTTGACCGCGAGCGGGTAGCAGATCGAACGCGTGACAACGCGCCGCCCCTGGCCGCGGCCGACCGTCTGAGATGCCTGCAGGCGGGTGCGCATCTCGTCGAACGCGGTGGCGTCGAAGATGGAATCGGCATCGATCTCGACCCGCTTGAACTTGTGCTTGAGGTACGGCTGCAGCTCGTCATCCAGCGGGCCGAGCGTGGCGATCTCCATGCGCTGGACGACTTCTCGAACTCGCGGATTGCGATCGTCCAGCTTCCAGGCCAGCTCGGTCTGGCCGATCAGCAGGATGGACAGCAGCCGACCGAATCCGCTCTCGGGCTCGAGTTCGTAGAATCGCTTCAGGTGCTTGAGCGTCGGGATGGGCAGGTCGTGGGCCTCCTCGATGACCAGGACATGCCGGTGGCCAGCCTTTGCCGATGACCGCAGCAGCTCATGCACCTGCTCGCTGCGCGACTGCGCGGTTTGGCGCACGATGGCCAGGCGGTCGATGCCGCGAATGATCGCGGACGCGATGTCCTGCGCGCGCATCGTGCGGTTGAACTTGGCGCTTTCGCCGTCCTCGACGCCCAGCACGTAGGGCTCGATCACAGTGATCGGCTCGCGTGTGGTGGAGATCCACTCCTTCAGGTCCCGCTTGATGGTCGTCTTGCCGGCGCCCGACTCCCCCACGACGGCGAGCATGCCGCCGTGCTTGGCGCACTGGCGTACTGCGGCCCGCACGTAGCGGATGTCGTCGGACAGATAGACGTCCTCGGACGACTCCATCTCGTCGGTGAACGGGTCGCGCACGATCTTGAAATGCCGGCGGCATTCCGGGGTCAGGGGTTGCTTTCGGAGTAACATCTTGTGGGGCTCCTCTTCGTCTAAGGGATCAGCCTCGGCCGGCGTGGTATCTGCCAGGACGTCCACGCCGGCTTTCAGCTCGTCGAACAACTGGTTGAACTCGGTGGGCGGCACACCTGCCGCCCGTAGGGCCTTGCGGATCTGCTGCTGTTGCTCGTGCAGCGGTGTTCCGGTCGGCCAGCGGTTGTGATTCACGATCTGAGAGAACGTCGCGGGCGACCAGGTGGCTCCGCCCTGCGACTTGATCAGCATTCCCAGCTTGTTGTAGGAAATCCGGTTATCAGCCAGGACCAGCTTGAGTTTCAGCGACATGGCGCGATGCCTCCTATGCGATGCGCAGCGTTGGGGCACCGACTTCGGGGCGCCGGGGTTGTCGGAATTGCTCGATCAGGGCGTCGACCTGGTCCTCGCGCACACCCTCGGCATACGAGCGACGGAACCAGGCGTTCTCCTCCGGGGTCAGGCTGCGGCGCAACGCATCGACCAGTCGCAGCATGGCGGCATCGGCCGACAACGTTGGGATGACCGCGGCCACGTGCGCGGGCGTGTCGATCTCCTCGCCAACCTTCGGCAGATAGGCCGGCAGCGCAACATCCTCCAGGTGGGAATGCGCGTTCAGCTGGCCGTTGAACGGGACGGCCTTGCGTGACCGCGCCTTCTTGACCTCCTCGACGCTCAGGCCGGGATAGGCGGTCTGATCCAGCACCCGGGCGGCTCGCTCGATGTCGGTCTGCGGCGCGGCCTTGTATTCCTCGCCGATGACGGCGGCCGACAGGCGCTGCTCGTACCGATCGACGTCACGCTCGGGCTCGACGCGATAGACCAGCATCTCGCCGTCGTATCGCGGCACCTTCACCTGGATCGCGTCGTCGCCGTAGGCCAGCGCCTGCACCAGCACCGTGTCGCCGCGGTTGACTCCGGCCAGGCCGCGCAGCGGATAGCTGTTCGCGCTCGCTGCATTCGGGTGCTTGAACGTGATCGTCAGGTCGGGCCGCACCTTGCGCTCCTCCGGCCGACTGGCCATCAGCGCCCGGCAGATGTCGACGGGCCAGAGAATGCGCAGTTGATCGGCGGTGATGGTCTGCCACAGATCCAGGCGGGCACCGACCACTCGCCCATTGCGCCGCAGGCGCGTGTCCTGCTCCGGAATCAGGTTGGCGTTGTACGCATTGGTCCAGGCACTGGCGGCGCGATTGAGCGCGACGACGTCATGCACGGGCTCGAACCGCAGGCGGCTCTCGAATTGGGTCTCGACCAAGTTGTTGCCGTTCTCGACGCCACCCTTGACTCGCGCGTGGCCGGCCTCGTGGGTCTCGTACCGGACATCCAGCGCCTCCAGCAGGTTCAGGATCGGGCCTGCGCGGTTGGCCGAGCCCTTGTCCCACAGCACCAGGTGCGGCACGCCGTGGAACAGCCGCCCGTCCTGCTGGCCCCAGGCGAACATGAGGAAGTCGAACAGGCCGTGCATGTCCTCGCCCGCGGCTTCGGTGTACCAGGGGATGACGACACCGCTCGCGCGGTCGTAGAGCACGTAACGAAAGACCTTGAACTTGACCTTGGCGTAGTTCTCCAGCTTGTTCTTGTAGAACTCGGAGTCGCGCATGATGTATTGCTTGCCACGCAGGTAGTAAACGAGGCACAGCGACGGGTCGATCTCGTGAACATGGTTCGGGTGCAGTGCGCGTAGTCGCTGCACCGTGCTGCCGCTGCGCTGGGCGGCGACATTCAGGCGCCGGTCGCGCATCAGCCGGTTGAGCTGGCTGTTGCTGACGCCGAACGTGACGCCGTTGTTGACCAGGATGCTGCGCGACACCGGCGTGAACATCGTCTGCTTGCCGTTGTCCCGCACTGATTCGCGCTGTGCGGCGCCCAGGGCCTGCAGGGCTTCCGTGGCGACAGACGTTGAGCCCTTGTCGATACGGGCCTTGCGACCCGATGTCCAACCGCAATTCGTCTGCAGCTGTCGGTACACGGTCTGCGGTGAGCAGCCCAGGAACGTCGCGGCACGTTCGATCAACGCGCGGCGGCCGGCTCGGGCTCCCAGGTTATCCAGCTGGGCGGCCACGTCGCGCAGGTAGGTCAGCGAGTCGTGTGCGATCGCCATGACGCTATGCCTCCATGTCGTCATCGCTGCCCCCCTCATCGGAGTCGGCGAGCCGGTGCGATCGGAACTGGTCGATCTCTTGGCCGAACCGGTTGTGCAGATCGGCCTGGACCGCCGCCACGACCTGCGCACTGCGATCGACAGCGTCCACCAACTGCATCAGCACCGTGAGTACCGGTACCGGCAGGTCAACCTGCATTTCAGGGTCGTAGCCGTCGCGGCTGGTCACCTGTTCAGTCCACCACGCATCCAGCGCCGTGGCAGCCTCCAGGTGGCGGCCCAGCGCCTCGTCGACGATGGCCTGGCGCTTGCCGATCTCCTCTTTGAACTCGGCAACCTTGTCTTCCCAGGAGGCGGTGCCCAGTTGCAGTTTCTCCAGCTTGACCTGCAGGCGCTGTTTCTCCTTCGCTGCGTCGGCGGACAGTTTCTCCAGCGCCCGCTGTTCGGCCTTGGCGTCCTCCAGTTCTTTGCCATGGGCTTCCCGCTCCTTGCCATGGCGGACCGCCAGCTCCTGCATGAGGTCCACAACCTCATCCCGGGTCTTGGCCTCTTCGACGGCCCGCCGGATCAGCTCTTGGTCGGGCGCCGGCAGCGCCTTGATCGCGTTGTAGTCGCGCTGATGGAGGCCGATGCGCTCCGCTTGCTCGAACGCCTCCTGGCCCAGGAGCCGATGGTTGGATGCGATCTCGCGCATGCGCCTGTAGCTCTTGCCCAGCTTGGCTTCGCAGAACTCGTCAATACTTTCAAAATGGCGACCGTCGCCACTCTTGGGATTCCGCAGCAACCTCCAAGCCTTTGATTTCTTTACGTTTTCAAATATCTGGATCAAGGCGGAATTGGCGACGGTCGCCACAAAGTCGAGCGCCTCCAGCCGTCCGAGGTCGACTCCGGCCGCGAGGACCTCGTCCATTTCGTCCTGCCGTTGTATGTCGGCGACCGTGCGGACGGCGATGACGTCTTCGACGTATGCCTGTGTGTTCACCTCGGGCAATGGTGCCGCGACGGCGACTTCGGTTTTCTTTCTGGCCACGGTATGTGCTCCTTACGGCAGGCGGGTATAGCGTTGGCGGCGCTCGTCCAGGGCGGTCTGTGCGCGGCCCATGGCGGCGTCGAATGCATGGGCGACCTGGACCAGCTTCGGTCCGAGCAGCCACATATCGGATTGGGTCGGATCGCGTTCGGCCAGGCCGGCGGCCCGCAGGTTCTCCAGCGCGCGTAATGCCGTTGGGGCCGGGATATCGACGGCGGCGGCGACGTCCTTGAGCCGCAACCCTTGGAAATCGCGGGCGGCCAGGGCAAGCATGACTTTCAGCGTGCGCTGGACCTGGTCGCTGACGTAGCGGTCATCGCTCATTTCGACAGTCCCCCGTGTGATACCGTCCAGTTCTTGACACCGGGAACAGCCGTCATGAACAAAGCCGAAAGCGAGCCGCTGACGCTCGAAGAGCGCCTGCAGGTCATGGAAATCCTCGTGGAGGAACTCATTTGGGGGCTCCACCTTGAGGATCTACCGGCCCGGCAGGCGATTGCTCAGAGCCTGTACACAAGGCTCGAAGGGATGCAGCGAGATCAGGCATCCCGTGCTCCAGTGCTAGCCGTTCTATATCGGCACGCAGACTCGCTGTCTGAGCTCGATAGGACTCCGGATTGGCTAAGGCCCGTTCTACGACCCTTTGCACGGCCTGGGGATTCGGACGGATAAGTGCACGCAGGAAATCGCCGTGATCAGCCGTCGTCGGGAACAGAGGATTCGGCACCCACGTAGGTGGGCGCTCGGCGTGCTGAGAGCAGCACTTGGTCATCTGCTCCAGCTTGCGCGCAGCGTGCTCTTGGATCTGCAGGCCCTTACGAACGGCCGCCTGCAGGCAATCGGCCAACGGCCCGGCCGGAATGACGATGGCGCCGTAGCTGGTATGGATCTCGAAGCCGCGCTCCATATCCGGGACCTGCTTCGCCAGTGCATAGAGAATGTCGTCACGGGTCATGACTGGACTCCTAGATCAAGTTGAGGGGTCTCGTGCTGCTGCACGTTGTGGCGATGCCATGCCAGACCTTCCAGGCCTAGCTGAATTGCCGAGATGGTTGAATCCTGGTCCGCGCGGCCCGCGTAGAACTGCAGGAGCGCGCCAACCGCCCCATGCAATTGCTCTTGCAGTGCCTGCATGTCAGCCGCGGTCGCATCGCGGCCGACCGGGAGGTCGATCACGAGTTTTCCGCTGCTTGCGGCCAGCCAGCGAGTCACGAAATTGCATCCGCACGCGTGTTCGTAGACAGGGATCAGATTCGCGGGCATGCGGCCCGTGCTGAGCCACTTGTAGAGGGCGTCATGCGTGACGCCCATGAGATCGGCGATTCGTTCAACCGAGAGCCTGCGCCGCTCGATCGCAAAATCCTTCGCGAGTCGTAGCGCCTCCAGCAAGCTATTCGGTTGAACCGATTTCCAGTTCCTGCGCATGGTTGGACGGTCCCCTCAGCGGCGTTGAATACCGGCGTCCAAACAAAGCCGGGATTTCGACGTGTAGAAAATCATTTCAGCGGGCATAATTGGCATGGCGCTTGTGGATCGGACATGGCCGCATTCACGCGGCTTGACGGTCAGCGCTGGCTTTGAGGCCCAGGGCGACAGCGATTTCGTGCGCCTTGCCGTAATGCCCCTTGTATTGGCCGTTCAGAACGCGGTAGACATCGTTCAAACGGTAGTTGTGCTCGCGAGCGAAGGCCGAGAACGTCCGGCCCTCGCGGCGGAATTTGGCCTTGATTTGGTCAGAGGTCATGCTGGGCTCCTGATCGGATTGACGGTGGAGTGCCAATTTCTCGCGCTGTCCTTGGCCGGAGTTGATGCGATGAAATTGGCAATTTCTTCAACATATTTTGGTGCGGAAATCTGCACCTGTCAACATGGAAGATGCGGATATCTGCGCCATTGGCGCGCGTCTGAAGGCCGAACGAGAACGGCTCGGGCTCACCCAGCCGGCGTTTGCGGATGCTGCTGGTGCCAAGAAGCGAACGCTGATCGATTGGGAAAAGGGCGTCTCGTCCCCAACAGCAGTGCAGCTTTCGGCACTAGCGACGCTTGGGGTCGACGTTCTCTATGTGCTTACAGGAGATTGGGCGACCACTCAGGCGCCAGCGCCGTCTCTTTCTGAAGACGAGATTGCACTGTTGGCGCTATATCGCACGGCCCCGACTGCTGGTAAGGCCGCAGCAGTGGGGGCACTTCGGGGTGCTGTGGCTCATAAAAAGGCCGCCAAGTACTCAGTCGAGGCAGAGCGTCTGGAAATAGGTCAGCTCATCCACGGGCCAGTCAGACAGGACGGACTGACCATCAACGTGGGGAAAAAGAAGAAATGAAGAGGTGGGTGGGGCAAGCAGCACACACGATCGATAACTACAAACCGAATATTCGACAGCACATCCATCTGCGGTTGAAGGGAGACCGGGTCGTGACGGTGTTGGTGTTGGGACCGTCGGATATTGCCGAGCTATGTCCCGCAAAAAAAATGACTGGCGGCGTCGCCTGGCTACAGCTGCCCCTCGCCGAAAGACATAAAAAAAACGGCGGACATGGCGGTAAATTGAGTTCCGCGTGATTCGTTTACTGAATACTTGATGTGGGGGATGGGATGAGCGTCTTTCTCCGTGCAGTGCTCGGAATAGCATTTTCAATGGTGGCGGCTCAAGCCACAGCATTTGAATTCAAGGGTTTTCCCATTGGTGAGAGCCAGGAAGCCTTTCTTCAGCTTCATCATTGGAAATGCACGCCTGTAAAACCACAGCATGGCCCCTATGACGAGATTTGCTTACCAGACTCGTTTCCAGACAAGACCTACATGGGAAAGCCAACTCAATTGCGCGCCTATGTACTGGACGGGCGCGTTGTCAGCATCGAAGTCGACCCGTGGCGGGTGTATTTCAATGAGATCGTTGCCGCGCTGACAGAGAAATATGGGCCTCCCACACTGGACACGTCGATTCCGGATCGACGGAGGGCAAAATGGAAGGATGCCCAGGGCAACTCAATCTCGCTTCTCGAGAAGCTGGTCGGCGAAAACGGTTTCCTGACCATTACCTCGGCCTACGGTGCTGACGAGATCGCCCGCCGCCGTGCGGCGATGGAAGCCGCGAAGAAACGGGACATGTAGGCACGGTCAAGCGGGAGGCGGAAACCGAGATGTCCGAGATCAGCGATGTGGTGCTTGTTGCCCTGATTACAGCGGTGGGGACTTTGGCCGCGGGGATCGTCAGCCAACTCCTGTCAGCACGAGCAGCCAGTAAACAAGTAACCCAACAACAAGAGCGAGAAGAAGCGAGCTGGCGACGCACCGAAGCCAAGGAAAAGGAGGATCGGCAAGCGGCTCTTGTCCAGGAGTTCTGGGGGTATATCTTGCAATCTCAGACTCGAATGCTGAATCAGCGAGATGAGGGGCGACGTTGGCCGCAAACGCCTGCCGAAGAGCTACCGTCCACCGTTGCCGCGCAAGCCTACGCCGTTGCATTGCTCGGGATACCCTCTGTGCGCACCCTGGCCAAGGGGTACTACCGTGCCACCGCCGAGTGCGAAACCCTGGCCGCCAGCTCCGATATTGAGCAAATCGGACGGGCCCTGAACGCTTGGAGAGCTTATTTCGACGCATTGGAAAAAGCGATAATCGAGCTGATGGATCGGGATTGATCAATTCCACGGGAGGGCTCGTAGTACCTTAGCCCTCGTGTCTTTCGGTCGTATTTTTCCCTCGTCCAAAAGACGCCCATAGCGGGCAGCGGCACGATGGCGACGTTCCTTCAGGAGACGTCGCATGTCCGCCAATCTGGTCCCCCCGGTTTATCGCTTCCTCCCACGCCTGACCACCTGGCTGATCCTCTCGATCATCCTGGTCATTGCCATCTACTTGGTATCGCCCGCCCAGTTGCCGGTGGCCCTGTACAAACTGGCGCTGATCAGCCTGGCCGCCGTCGTGGCGTACTGGCTGGATCGTGCGCTGTTCCCCTACGCGAGGCCGGACGGCTACCTCAAGGAAGATTGGCGGTGCGAGCTGGACGGTGGCGGGTGTGAATCCGTCGACTACCCGGTAGCGGATGGCTATGCGCTCGTCTTCTGCGCGGCCATGATCCGTCGTGCTGTCGTCGTCCTCGCTGTCGTCGTGGGCGTTGCGCTGGGCCTGTGATGCGCATCCAGACAGCAGTGCTGTTGCCCCTGATCCTCTGGCTGGGCTGCGCAGCCGCGGCGGATGTTCCGCGCGCGGCCCTGGCGTATCGAGACGATCTGGTGCGCAACGCACGCTACGCCTGGGGTCTGAACGCCCCGGTAGCGACGTTCGCAGGCCAGATTCACCAGGAGAGCACCTGGCGGCCGGATGCGGTATCCGCCGTGGGGGCCCAGGGCCTCGCCCAGTTCATGCCGGCGACCGCCGCCTGGATCTCGCGGCTGTACCCCGCGCTGGCCGAGAACAGGCCCTACAACCCGGCATGGGCGTTGCGCGCCCTCGTAACCTACGACCGCTGGCTGTTCGACCGCATCCGCGCACGCGATGACTGCGAGCGGATGGCCATGGCCCTGTCTGCGTACAACGGCGGCCTCGGCTGGATCAGCCGTGACCAGGCGCTGGCATCGAGTCTGGGGCTCGATCCGCTGGCATGGTTCTCGTCCGTCGAGCGGGTCAACGCAGGCCGCTCGGCGGCGAACTGGCGCGAGAACCGTGCCTATCCCGATCGGATCATTCGCCGCCATCAGCCGCTGTATGCCGCGGCTGGATGGGGGCCGGGGGTATGTCCATGAAATGGATCGCAGGCGTTGTGGTGGTCCTGGCGGTTCTGCTGGGAATCGGGGCCGGGTATGGCCTGGGCCAGCGGGCGGGCTTCGCGCAGGGCAAGCAGGCCGGCAAGGACAGCGTGACCGCGGCCAGCAGCACGAACGTGGTGAACCAGCTCAATACCGTGCTGCGCGGGACCAATGACCTGGTTGCGCGCAGCAATGCTGCCAGCTCGCAACTCAGCAGGCTCCTGGCCGAGGCTGGGCGCATCAACTCTCAATCCACCGAGGAGCTGCGCAATGCGCTCAAGAAAACCGCTGGCGATCGCCTTGGTTGCCGCTATGACGACGACGTCATGCGCCGCCTGGAAGCCTCCCGAATCCGGGCCGCCACCGCCGCCACCTCCGGCACCGCCGCTGGTGTTGCCCGCGGAAATGGCGGTGCCGTGTCCGGAGCCGGCGGCGCCGAGTAGCAACCATGGGGACGACATGACCGAGGCGCTGGATGTGATGTACGGGCTGTATGGCAAATGCGCCGGGATCCACATGGACCTGATCAACTGGCTGGCCACGGAGCAATCACGCCGATGAGCATCGAAGACCTGAGATGGGGCGTTGGCCTGCTTCAGTGGCTGGTGATGGGCGCCATCGCCCTCTACGCGCACTTGATGGGCCGGAATGCGGCCAATGCCGCGGAGGTTGCGGCACTGCGCCAGCAGCTCGCGGCCCTGGAGGAGCACGTGCGGCATCTGCCGGACCAGGAACTGGTCCACGACCTGGCCGGCGACGTGAAGGCGGTCAAGGCGACGCTGGATGCGCTGCGCGAGGCCCTGGTGCCTCTGACGACAACCGTCGACCGCATCAACAACTACCTGCTGAACAACAAGTAACGGGGAACCCCCAATGAGCAAATTCTCGGATTTCCTGCGCGAGGACCAGCGTCTGGTGATCCTGCGGCTGCTGGCCGAGCAGCCCGCCTATCGCGCGAACAGCTCGGTGCTGCGGGCCGCGCTGGAGAGCTTCGGCCACTCGATGTCACGCGATCAGGTCAAGACCGAGCTGCGCTGGCTAGAGGAGCAGGGGCTGCTCGACATCGAGAATCTGGATGTCGTCCTGGTCGCCACGCTGCGGGAGCGCGGCCAGGACGTGGCCACCGGCCGCGCAGTCGCGCCCGGCGTCAAGCGGCCGGGGGCCTGACATGGCCCGTAAGTCGAGCGTCAAGAAGTTGCCGCCGGCCGTCCGCACTCATCTGGAGAAGCTGCTCCGCGAGGACCGGCTGACCCTCAACGAGATGATTGCCGACCTGCGCGACCGTTTTCCGGAAGAAGAGACGCCCAGCCGGTCGGCCGTCCATCGATACCAGGCCAATTTTGCCGAGCTGACCTCCCGCATGCGGGAGATCGAGGAAGGCGCGCGGGCCATGATCGGCGAACTGGGCGAAGGCATCGGCGATCGCGCCGGGGCGCTGCTGGCCCAGGCCGTGACGACGTTGGCCGCCAACGCGGCGCTGTCGGCCCATGGTGACAAGGACGTGTCCATCAAGGAAGTCGCTCAGCTCGCCCGCGCGGCCAAGGCCGCCATGGAGGCCCGCACCATGAGCCTGAAAGAGCGCCGGGCCATTGAACAGGACGCGCGGGAGCGGCTGCAGCGGGAGCAGGAAGCGAACCTGCAGGAGGTGGCCCAGGCCCAGGGCATGGACGCCGACCAGGTCGAGTTCTGGCGCAAGAAAGTCCTCGGGATGGCGTCATGAGCGGCGTTCAGCCGCTATCGAGCACCCAGCGAGTCATCGACTGGGAAGAGCTGCCGGCACGCGTCCGCGAGATCCCGGCCGGATTCAACCCGCTGACCGAGGGCGTACTCATGCGCCACCAGCGGGAGTTCGCAGCCCTGACGGCGTCGATCAAGGTATGCCCGAAGGGGCGCCGGACCGGGATCACTTTCGCCACGGCGCTGGACAAAACCCTCGTCGCCGCCGCCCGCAAGTCCGCCGGCGGGGACAACGTTTACTACATCGGCGATACGAAAGAAAAAGGGCTGGAATTTGTTGGCTATTGCGCCAAGTTCGCCCGTGTCATCGTCCAGGCCCAGGGCGAAGGTGTCTCCAGCATTGAGGAATTCCTGTTCGAGGACCAGGACGACCAGGGTAATACGCGACACATCAACGCCTATCGGATTCGATTTGCCTCCGGTTTCCAGATCTGTGCACTGTCGAGCCGTCCGGCTAACATTCGCGGCCTGCAGGGCCACGTGGTCATCGACGAGGCGGCGTTTCACCCGGACGTGCAGGGTGTGCTCGACGCTGCCATTGCCCTGTTGATCTGGGGCGGCCAGATCACGGTCATTTCGTCCCACAACGGCAAGAAAAACCCGTTCAATCAGTTCGTGAAGGACGTCGAGGCGGGCCGGTACGGGCCGGATGCCATCGTCATGACGGTGACATTCGACGATGCGGTCGCCAACGGCCTGTACGAGCGGGTCTGCATGATGAACGGGACGCCCGCGACTGCCGACGGCAAACGCGACTGGTACATGCGGATCCGAAACGCTTACGGCCCACGGGTGTCGGCCATGCGCGAAGAACTGGACGCCGTTCCCCGGGACGGCAACGGCGTATGTATCCCGAGCGTCTGGATCGAGGCCGCCATGCCGGAGGAACGCCCCGTCCTGCGCTTGACGCTGGATGACTCGTTCACGTCCTGGCTCCCCCCCGTGCGCGAAGCGTGGGTGGCGGACTGGATTGCCAAGGAACTCGACCCGGTGCTAGCCACCTTGGACCGATCGTTGCGCTGGGGCATAGGCATGGACTACGCCCGTCACCGGGATTTCTCGGAAATCGTGCCGCTGGGCGTGACGCGCACGTTGCGCCGGACCTGCCCATTCATCATCGAGCTGCACAAGGTGCCGAGCCGCCAGCAGGAGCAGATCCTCTGGCACGTGCTTCGGTTCCTTGGGCTATTCACTGCGGCGATTGATGCCACAGGCTCAGGCCAGATCATGGCGGAGTACACCGCCGATGAGTTCGGTGCCACCCGAGTCCACCAGGTCACGCTCAATCGTGCGTGGTATGGCGTGTGGATGCCGAAGATGGTGGATCTGTTCGAGGACGGGATGATCGACCTGCCGCGGGACGCCAATATCGAGAGCGATCTGCGCGTAGTCGAGAACGTCGATGGCATCCCCATGGTGCCCGAGGTTCGGACCCGCGACCTGGTCGACGCCGAGCTGCTGCGCCACGGCGATTCCGCGATCGCGCTGTGCCTGGCCAACTACGCCACGCTGAACCTGTCCAGCGCGATCGCGTTTACGCCCATCCCGGTCCCGCCGCGCGGGTTCGACAACGTGGTCGATCGCACCGGCCGCGGCCGAATGCGCGCGCCGGATGACGACATTCCTGAAATCAACCTGCCGGAGCATGGAGCATGGTGACCCCGCAAATCCTGGGGCCGGACGGCCGGCCCATTACGCGTGACATCCTGGAAGAGCCGCAGACCTCGCGCGTAGCGATGCTGCGCCACGAATGGCAGGGGCATCCGACCCGCGGCCTGACGCCGTCCCGACTGGCCCAGATCCTGGACACGGCCGAACAGGGCGACATCGTTGCCCAGTACGAGCTGTTTGAGGACATGGAGGAGAAAGACGCCCATATCGCCAGCGAAATGGGCAAGCGCCGCCGCGCCATCATCCGCGACTATGAGATCCTGCCGCCGCCCAACCCGTCCGCCCGGGAGAAACGGGACGCGAAGCAGCTCGAGGAGATGATGACCGACATCCCCGACTTCGAGGAAACCCTGTTTGATGTCTCGGACGCCATCGGCAAAGGATTTGCCAACCTGGAGCTGGCCTGGCACCGGGTCGAGGGTCTGTGGATCCCCGCATCGATCACCCATCGCCCTCAGAGCTGGTTCAAACTGGCTCGGGGCTACCGGCAGGAGATCCTGCTGCGCAACGGTGGCCAGGGGGAACCCCTGCAGCCCTTCGGTTGGATCACGCACACGCACCGCGCGAAGTCGGGCTACATCGAGCGTGCCGCATTGTTCCGGGTCCTGGTGTGGCCGTATCTGTTCAAAAATTACTCCGTAGGGGATCTGGCAGAGTTCCTGGAGATCTCCGGCATTCCCCTGCGCCTGGGCAGCTACCCGCCCAACGCTTCGGAGGCGGAAAAGGCGACCCTGTTGCGCGCCCTGGTATCGATTGGCCACAACGCCGCCGGGATCATCCCGGAAGGCATGAAGATCGATTTCAAGGATGCCGCCAGCGGGGACCCGGCCGGGTTCGAGCTGATGATCAACTGGTGCGAACGCAGCGAAAGCAAGGCGATCTTGGGTGGCACCCTGACCAGCCAGGCTGACGGCAAGAGCAGCACCAACGCATTAGGCAACGTCCACAACGAGGTCCGGAAGGATCTGCAGGTTTCGGACTGCCGACAGATCTCGTCGACGTTGTCGCGCGATCTGATCTACCCGATGGCGTGGCTGAACGGACTGGCGCCTGGCGGAATCCGCCGCGCCCCGCGCCTGAAACTAACGATCGAGGAGCCAGAGGACATCGGGCAATACGCCGAGTCCCTGCCGAAATTGGTGGGCATGGGGATGCGGATCGGCAGGCAATGGGCGCAGGAGCGACTGAGTATTCCTGAACCGGATGAAGGCGAGGACATTCTGACCGCACCGGCCGCAGCGCCGGCCACCGGGTTGGCGGCGCTGACCGCCCAGCCTGCCCGGCAGCCCGTAGGCGATCCGCCAGCACAGTGGGTGCCCCGAACGTCGCGGGCGGTCGGGCCTGCGGTAACCGACTGGGTCGACCAGATCCGCGGCCTGGTCGAACGTGCCCAGTCGCTCGAGGAGATCCGTGACGGCCTGGATACGCTGTACCCGAACCTGTCGGTGGACGACTATGCGCTGCGCATGGCCCAGGCCCTGACCGCTGCGGCCCTGGCCGGCCGCTACGAGATTCTGCAGGAGGTTGCCGGTGGCGACGGGCGTTAGCTACGGCGCCATGCCGTTTCCCGAGCAGATCGCGTTCTTTCGCCGCAAACTCAATCTCGGGACGACCAGCTACGCTGACATCTACGGCGCCGAGCATGACTGGGCGTTCGTGGTCGCCGGAGCGAATCGGGACGATCTGCTGACCGATTTCCGCCAGGCTGTCGACGCGGTCATCTCCCAAGGCGGAACTCTGGAGCAGTTCCGCCAGGACTTCGATCGCATCGTTGCCACGCACGGTTGGGACTACAACGGCTCGCGCAACTGGCGCAGCAAGGTGATCTACGACGCCAACCTGCGCAGCAGCTATGCCGCCGGGCGCTACCAGCAGCTGCAGGCAGTGAAGGAGCGCCGCCCCTGGTGGCGGTACAACCACTCCGATGCAGTCGAGCATCCTCGTCCGCTGCACCTGGAATGGGACGGCACGGTGTTGCATGCGGATGATCCCTGGTGGGAGACCCACTTCGGCCCGAACGGCTGGGGCTGTCAGTGCTGGGTGTCCGCGCACAACGACCGCGACCTGGCCAGGATGGGCAAGAAAGGGCCGGACACGGCCCCACCCATCAAGTGGGTCGACCAGGTCATCGGCAAGAACAGCGCGACCGGACCGCGGACGGTGCGAGTTCCCGAGGGGGTTGATCCCGGGTGGGCCTACACGCCAGGCCGCGGCCGCTTGCAGTCGGCGATCCCACGCGAGCGGCCCGACGATGCTGGTCCGAGCAGCTCGTCGGGGCCTGGCGTGCCGAACCGTCGCCCATCCGATCCGCTTCCACCTCCCCGCCGATTCAACGCGGAGCAGCTGCTGCCCGCCGGCGGTACGCCGGAGTACTACGTCGAGAACTACCTGCAGGAGTTCGGAGCGACGCTGGACCGGCCCGCCATCGTGCAGGACGTGGTGGGCGAACGCCTGGTCGTCGGAGCGGATCTCTTCCGCGACGTCACGAACGGCGAGTGGAAGGTGCTGAAACGTGGGCGTGAACGCTATTTGCCGCTCCTCGCCCAGGCGCTGCTCGATCCGGACGAGATCTGGGTGCGCATCGAATGGCTCGCCCGTGCGGCCCGCGCGGTCGTGCGGCGGCGCTACCTGGCCCGGTTCCAGATTCAAGGCGAATCGACGCCTGCGCTGGCGGTATTCGAGGTGGGTGCGGACGGCTGGGCTGGGGTGACAACGTTCCAGGCCAATGATGGTGCGTACCTGGAAGCGATGCGACTGGGTGTGCGGTTGTACCGCAGGGATGGAGAGTGAGCGGTGCGGGCCGGGCGCTGCCGCACCCGGCTCCCCCGATCGTAGGATTGGAGGCCCCGGCAGGGGCTGCTCGATCGATGGGCCGCGTGCCCATTTTAGGAGATTTTGATGGCTGGTGCGTTCCTTTCTGTCGATATCGACCTCGATACCCGGGCCGCGGAAGCCGGCCTGGACCGGCAAGCTGCCGCGCTGGAGCACCCGCAGCCGTTGATGGACGACATTGCCCAGTACCTCTACAACAGCTCGCGTGAGCGATTCAGGACACAGCAGGCCCCGGATGGCACCCCGTGGGCGGCACTCAATCCGGAGTATCAGCGACAGAAGTCCAAGAACCAGGACAAGATCCTGACGCTGAATGGCTACCTCAGCGGCACGCTGGTGGCTCAGGCGACAGATGATGAGGCTGTCGTGGGATCGAACCTGGTCTATGCGGCGATCCAGCAGTTCGGCGGGACCATCAAGCCACGCACGGGCCGAGCGCTGCGTGTAGGTGGCCGATTCCTCAGCTCGGTGACGCTCCCGGCGCGCCCATACCTCGGCACATCCGCAGATGACCTCGCTGAGATCAATGACCTGGTCGAGGACTACCTGGCTGCGGCGGCCTCGTGACCCCATTCGGCTAGAGCGCCTCTAGGGCGTTTTTCTGCCCGTTGCCCCCACGTGTACGGCGGCGGCATGCGCGAGCGCCCCTAAACGTTTATAAACGCCTCTGTGGGGCCGTCCGACCCCGACGGCTCCGGGGCAACCCCTGCCGACTGGCGGTGAGTCCCGATCTCCGCCAGAATTCCACCAGCGGGCTGCAACGGCCTGCACGATTTTTCCCGCGGGAAAAATACAGCCGGCTCCCCCCTCGCCAAGATGCGAGGCATGAGCAAACGCCACACCCCTCCGCCTCTACATTCCGTCCTCGGCGCTGCCGTGGCCGCGTGCGCATTTCAGTTGCCGGCGATGTCGAGCGGCCAGGTCGAGATTCAGGTTACGCCTGCGGGCGAGTTCCGGCCGAACGATGGGCGCGAGATGAAAGTGCCGTTCTGGCATATCGACAGCGAACTCGCCGCGCAGGCCATCGCACGATTCAATGCGCGGATCACGCCGCTGGTCATCGACTACGAGCACCAGACGCTCCTGAAGGAGAAGAACGGCCAGCCGGCGCCAGCGGCGGGCTGGTTTCGTGAGCTGCTCTGGCGCGACGGCGAAGGACTCTTCGCCCGCGTGGATCTGACCGCTCTGGCACGGCAGCGTGTCGATGCCAAGGAATATCTCTTCTTCTCGCCGGTTTTCACCTTCGACGAAACCGGCGGCGTCCACGAACTTTTGATGGGCGCCATTACGAACACCCCCGGTATCGACGGCATGCAGCCCATCGCGTTGCGCGACGTCGCTGCGGCCGCGGCTCAATTCGGCCTGGCCAGCCTCACTGCCCTACAGGAGATTCCCATGAACGAACTGCTCAAGCGATTGCTGGAGGCGTTGGGCCTGCCGGCCGACAGCACCGCCGACCAAGCGATCGAGGCCGTCAACGGGCTCAAGTCCAAGACTGCCGCCCCGGCCGAATCCGAAGTCGCCGCGCTGTGCGCCGCGGTGGGCGTGCCCGCCGGTTCGCCCATGACCGCGGTGCTGACGGCCGTCGGCGCGCTGCAAACGCGCGCGGCCGGCGCATCCCCCGACCTGTCTCAGTACGTGCCCCTGGCCACGTTCGAGCAGGTCAAGAACGACCTGGCCGCGCTGAACCAGAAACTGACCAACGGTGAGGTGGACCAGCTGGTCAAGGACGGCCTGGCGACCGGGAAGCTGCTGCCGGCCCAGGAGAAGTGGGCTCGTGACCTGGGCAATACCAACCTGGCCGCGTTGACCTCGTACCTGGACGTCGCCCAGCCGATCCCAGCGCTGGCCGGGACGCAGACCGGCGGCAGGAAGCCGAAGGACGGCGGTGAGGCCGCATCCCAACTCACCACCGACCAACTGGCCATCTGCACCAACATGGGACTGGATCCGGCCGCCTACGCCAAGAACCTGCCTGCCGCCTAACCGCCAGTCCTCCACCACATCGAGAGACAGCCATGACCGCTCTGACAGCAGACCGCAATACCCCGCGCCGCGACGGGGAACTCGTTTCCGACCCCCTCGCCGCCGCCGCGGTGCTCTACGTGGGCGCGATGTACGCCCTGGACAACAGTGGCAACGCCGTCGCGGCCACGGCGGCCGGCAACACCGTCCGGGCCGTAGCCCAGGAACAAGTGTCCCTGGCCGCCGGTGACAGCCGCGTCGAAGGGCGCCGCAGCACGTACCTGTTCGACAACTCGGCGGGAGCCGGCGAGCTGACCCGCGCCGACATCGGCAAGGTGGCCTACGTGGCCGATGACCAGACCGTCAGCAAAACGGGCACCGCGGTGGCCGGCCTGGTGATCGACATCGAGGACGGCCAGGTCTGGGTCGATGTGAGTCAGGCTCCGGTGCTGGCCGCCGCTATCGCTGCGGCTGCCGCCCCCTGATCGCTGGCCATCTCGCAACGTCAATTCAGACTGGAGCAAGCAAAATGGAAATCAACCGCGCCAACCTGCGGAACCTCTTCATCGGCTACCAGACCGCGTTTCAGAACGCGTTCGCCGGTGCCCCGAGCGAGTATCAGCAGATCGCTCTGACCGTGCCAAGCACCACGTCCAAGGAAACCTATCCCTGGCTAGGCAAAACGACGGGCTTTCGGGAGTGGATCGGCGATCGCGTCATCCAGAACCTCGAGCTGCACGACTACACGATCAAGAACAAGCCCTTCGAAAACACGGTAGGCGTAAATCGCGAGGCCATCGAAGACGACAGCTATGGTGTCTTCAGCCCCTTGATGGCGCAGCTGGGACAGGACGCCAAGGAGCACCCCGACACGCTGGTATTCCGCCTGCTAGCGGACGGATTCAACCAGAAGTGCTACGACGGGCAGAACTTCTTCGATACCGACCACCCCGTCAAGGTCGGCAATCGCGAGGTGAGCGTCAGCAACTTCCAGGGCGGCACGGGCACGGCCTGGTACCTGCTGGACCTCACCCGGGTGATCAAACCGATCATCTTCCAGAAGCGGAAGGACTACAACTTCGTGGCGTTGCAGGACGAAACCGACGAAAACGTCTTCATGCGCAAGGAGTACATCTACGGCACCGATGCGCGTGTGAACACTGGGTTCGGCCTCTGGCAGTTGGCTTATGCCAGCAAGGAGCCGCTGGACAGCCAGTCGTTCAACGACGTCTACGCCGCCATGCAGTCCCTCAAAGGCGACAACGGCAACCCGCTGGGCATCCGTCCCAAGCTGTTGCTCGTGCCGCCCTCGCTGCGCGCCGCCGCCCTTGAAGTCGTCAAGGCCGAGCGGAACGCCGCCGGCGCGACCAACATCAACCGCGACGTGGTCGACGTGCTCGCTACACCCCGGCTGGCCTGATACACCCCGAGAGCGCGAAGCAGAACTACTCCACGCGATGGCCTGAAGCGTGAGAGCTGGATGCACCCGCAGCCCTGGCCCTTGTGGGCTGCGGAATCAACAGGAGCAACAGGTGGCAACCAAATCCCCCAGAAAGACCCCGCGCGCGCCCGCAACGAGGGCGAAGCCCGTGGCCACGGTGTCAGCGGCGCAGGTTCGGCCGGTCGACGAGTCGGCCGGAGCCTCGACGAACCAGCCGCAGGTCGACGTGATCATGGTTCGCAGCATCCCGACCACCATCCGGCGCTGTGGTTTCCGGTTTTCCCAGGAACCCTACGGCATCGTGATCTCGGGGCTGACCGACGAACAGCTCGAGCGGCTCGAGAACGACCCAGACCTGGTTACCGAACGCGGGACCATCGACGCGCCGACCGCCGCCGAGCTGGGCGTCGCCGCAGAAACCTCGACCGAGGCGTAAGTGGCCTACATCACGCTGCCCGAACTTGCTGAGCGGCCCGGCCCGCGCGAACTCGCGCAGCTGGGTAGCACCCGCGAGCATGACGTCCGGGACCTCGCGCTCATGGACGCCACGCTGCGCGGCCTGGACCGCAGTGCTTGGTCGCCCGAGGAAATCGCCGACGCGGACGCAGCAGCTGCGCGGATCTCCGATGCGGTGCGCGAAGCGGACGCCCTGATCGACGGATTCCTGGCGCAGCGCTACGTGCTGCCGCTACAGCTACCGCCGACGAGTACTGGCAAGAACGTCGTCACGTCCTGGTCCAGGGCGATCACCCGCTACCTCCTCAACAAGGACCGGGTCACGCAGGAAGCGACGGACCCCGTGGTCCGGGATTACAAGGACGCGCTCCGGCTGCTCCAGCTCGCCGCTGACGGGAAGTTCAGTCTCGGTGAAACCGACCCGATTGCCGGCAGCCGCACCAGTCCCACGGACGTCCGGATCACCGGCGCGCCGAACGCCTTCGGCCGCAAACAGCTGCGGCACTTCCGGTAGGGGGACGCATGGACGTGCGATTCCTCGTCGACCGTCTCAAGGAACGCATCACGCTGCGCGACGTAGCGGAGATCGGCGGCGCCGCAGACCTGGATGCCGCCAGGCGCGGCACGCTGCGACCCCGGTCGATCTACGTTGTGCCGCTGTCGGACCGGCCACGGCAGAGAGGCAATGACCAACTCGGCTGTGCCGGCGGCCGGATAGAGCTGTACGCGGTGTTGCTGGTCGTCGACCAGGTGCGCGATGCAACCGGAGGCGAGGCCCTCGCCGAACTGCCTGCCCTGCGCCGCGCCGTTGCCGGCGCGCTGCGCGGTTGGCAACCCGACCAACATCATGACCCGGTGGAGTTCATGGGTGGCCAACTCGTCCAGTTCACGGGCGATGGACACCTGTGGTGGTCAGACGAATATGGGTGTGTGAATCATGGACCAATCTGAACAGATCACCGACACGACGCCGGCGGTCGCCCCCCTCGTGGAGACGCCAGCGGCCGCGCTGCCCGCTCCGCTGATCGCGGCCCGCCTGATCATTCTCCATCGCGGGGATGGCTCCGTGGTCGAAGTCCAGCCCGGGGGCGAGCTGCCACCTGTCAGCCCTCGGCAACAGGAGCGGCTGCAGCGCGGCGGTGCGATCGTCCCGCCGCCGGTGTCCAACCCGCCGCCCGCTCCCTCCAGTCCGGCCACGCGCCCGTCGCGCCAGCCTGCCCATCAACGCAACATGAAAGGAGCCTAACGTGGCCACCCGTCAATACTGCTGCTTCCTCGGCCGCGGCGTCATCAGTGCCGCCGGCTATGCCGACTACCTGGCCAAGGTCGCCGGCCTTATCCCCCTCGGTAACGCTCCGGTGCTCAATCTGACGGCCACCGAAACCACCGAGACCGTCAAGGATTACACGTCGCCGGCCGGTGGCACCTTCTGCTCGCGCCGAGAAATCGACGCGGTGGCCGTTGCCCTGACGCTGCGCTGCCATTCGCCGCACAACTGGGCGCTGGCCACCAGCGGCAGCGGCTACGACAACACCATCGCCAGCGCTGCGGTCGAGGACGAACCCCACGTGCTGCATCTGGGAGCTGTGGAGCCGCTGACGCACCTGATCGACGACAACATTCCCGTGGTGGTCACCAGTCCGGATGGGGATACAACGTATGTGGCCGGCGTCGACTACATCGTCACGCCGTCCGGATCGATCGAGCACGTGGTCGGCGGCAGTATCCCCGCGCCGACCATCACGACCGGGAAGGGCCAACCGAACATCGCGGTTAGCTACACCCGCCGCGAGCAGAGGTTGATCCAGCTCTACTCGCAGCCGGCGCGCGAGCTGACCCTGCATTTCGACGGGTACAACGTGGCCGAAGGTGGTGCTGACCCCACTCATTTCGACCTGTTCCGAGTGCAGTTCGGCCCGGCCGCCACAGTGAACGTGATCAGCGACAACATCGCCCAGCTCGAGCTGACGGGGAATGTCCTGCGCGATCCGACCCGCCCGCTAGGCACGATCAGCAACCCGTTCAGCCAATACGGCACGCTGAAGATCTGAAATGCCTGCGCAGCACGCCCACGTCGGCCGCGGCCGTGTGCATTTCACGGCGCCGCTGCTGCCCAACGGCGCCGTCGATGCGACGGGCGGTTCCGTGGGCAACAACTGGCCGACCGAACCTGCCACACCCGGGCTCGCGATGCCGCCGGGGCGGTTCATTGGGAACGCGGGTGGGTTGACCATCACGCAGCAGGTGCAGATGCCTCGGGTTGCCGCGTACCCACGACCCGGTCAGCGACGGGGTGGCCCCATCGTGCTCTCAACCGCAGCGACTCTGACGCTGTACGGCCTGGGCGCCGCGAATCTGGCGGACTGTCTGGGCGGGACCTGGTCGGAATCCGTGGGACGAGATATCTCCGACCGGCTCTACGTCGGAAACGCTCCCGTCATCCGAGAGAGCATGCTGTTCTCGAGTGAGCCGATCGACCTGGCGCAGCCGGTGGTTGTCGAACCGAGCTGGACGACGTGGGTTGAGGGTGAGCACTGGGAACGGGCAGCATTCGGCGTCCGGATGCTCAGGGGGTTTTCCGCCCCGTATGGGACTCACGTCGACATCCGCTATCGCAGTGCCAGCGGGACGGACATCATCGAGGGGCACGCGGCGCCTGGCCGCTACGTGGGCATCGTCTACCACGGGGTGAATGCGATCACGCAGCGTCCCGTGCGCGTCGACGCATATCGCACCCAGATCCAGCCGACCCAGTCGCTGGACGTGATCGCCGACAGCATCTCGGCTGTCGCCCTCAACATCAACATCGAGCCGGTGCTGCCGCCATTGAGTGTCCGGCCGCGCTGGTACCGCACAATGAGTGTGACCCATGACTGATCAGCTAGCACGAGGATTGTTCGTCGGGTTCGGCTCGGACACGAACCCATTTGATTCTCCCAACGGCATGGATGAGAACCTGCGCCGCCTCGACGATCACATGGGGCTGTACACGTTGAGCGCGCCGCAGCCGCCTGGTACGTCCTACCCCCTGGATCCGGCCAATGGAGACGGTCAGATTTACTCCGATGGGACCTACGCAACGTTCAACGCCGGGACGTGGAAACACTACGAACCTCGGCGTGGCGTCCGGGCGGGGCTGGTGGGTGGAACGGAGAGCTGGCTGAACACGGGCAGCAGTTGGGAAGCGTTTAGCGTTGTTGACACCGAGCCGGCCGTCGCTGCGGCAACCGCCGCCATCCAGCCGTTGGTCACGCTAGCAACGAATGAGGCGAGCCGCTCAGAGATTGCGCGTGACTCCGCGTTCGCAGTCGCCGCCATCCGCGATTCCGTCCTGGAAGGATTGGACGATGCGACGATCGCGATCGGTGCCAATTTCTCGGTGTTGCTGCCGGATGGCTCGTTGCAGCCCTACCGCAAGGACAGCAACAGCAGCGCCACGCCCATAGGTGAGCCGGTTCAAACAGCATCGCAGGTGAACGCCGTTCGTGCCGATGTCAACACGCTGAACCAGCGGTTTGCTCGCGCCCAGGTTGCCGTGTGGCGGGGTTCACATCCGGAGGTCGCCGGGGTGCTAGCGCACAATCCGGTGACCGGGCGGCCATTGGTCTACGTCAAATGGAACGGCGAACTCGTCTACCGGGGTGCGGTTTCGCCCGATACGGTGGCCACACTGGCCGACAGTGCGGTGGGCCGAACGCTGAGTTCTATATCGGTCTTGCGGCAGCGGGCTGGCGGCCGGTATATCGCCTTTCAGATTTCCCGCGACTTTCGCGTGATCAATGGCTGGGACACCCTGACCAACCGGCCGATTGGTCAAGGTGCTGGCGGGCAGCTTCCGGAACGCACTCCGTCGACCCCATTGCCAGTGGGGGAGGTCGTGCCGCGCGCCGATGTAGTCCACGATCTGGTTCTAGGTGAATCGCTGTCGGTTGGTGCGCGCGGCATTCCCGTGCTGACCGTAGCCCAACCGTACGCCAATCTGACATTCACGGATGGACCACGATCCGGTCTGGGAGGCCTGACATCGCTGACGCCGCTGGTTGAGAACGATCTCACGCCAGCCCCTGATGCCGGCGTCAACCGCGGGGAAACGCCGTGCAGCGCCGCGAGCAACCGGGTGGTCGAGCTAGCTGCCATCTCGTCGGGCATACCGCCCAGTGCCAACATCCGGCTAGGCAGCACTGCAGGCAAAGGCGGGGCGAAAATCGTAGAGGTGTGGGAGGGGGCCAGCTGGTACGGGCTGACCGAGGCACACATTCAGGCGGGATTCGATCTGGTTACCGCGTTGGCCAAGACCTATGCGATGCATGCGGTTCACATACTGATAGGGGCCAATGACGCGGGTCAAGGGACGACCTATGCCGCGTTCAAGAGCCAGCTGCGCACCTGGCGCGCGTCGGTAGAAGCGACCTATCACACGAAGACGGGCCGCAACAACAAGGTCAAGTTTCTCCTGCAGCAGGAGAGCTATCGGCTCACAACGAATCCAGGTCCTGCGCTGGCCATCTATGACCTGTGCGAGGAGGAGCCCGACAATTTTGCTCTCGTCAGCCCCACGTACCACTGCGCATATGCGTCGGATCAGGTCCATTTGCTGGCGCCGGGCTATATCAAGACTGGCTTGCTGGCCGCGCGGCAGCGACATGCGATCAGCACGCTGGGGGAGCGCCCACGCTGGCTACGACTCAAGTCGGCGTACTCGTCGGGCAACACCACCACCGGTGTGTTCGATGTACCGGTGAAGCCGTTGCGGTTCGACGTTGAAAACCTCGCTCCCACCACGGACTACGGATTCCGGATTGTCGATAACTTCGGACCTGTCACGATCACCGGCCAGTCCATTGTTGACGGCGACAAGGTTCGGTGGACGCATGATCGACCGCTGGAGGCGGGCGCGAAGTTGCGGGCCGGCCTCGACTACCTAGGGTCTGGGCTGATCGTGCTCGAAGGAGCCAGTACCAACCTGCGCGACTCCGAAGACGAGGTGGTTATCGATCATGGCATTGAGCATCGACTGTTTAACGCCTGCCCCCACTTCGAACGCGACATCATCAGAATTTTTCATTGAACGAGGACGATATGGGAACGCTGACACTGATGATTCCTATCGACATGGCCGACGACCCGACCGTGCCGGAATTGTCGCCAGACGATTTCGAACTGATTGGCGCACCTGCTGGTTACGAAGTCGGTTCATATGCACACTGGCAGTTCTACGACCCGGCCAGCGGCCTGGTGGACCCGGTCACCGGCCACGAACTCACGCCAATCTCTACCGCCCCGACCGACAACGATACCCACATCACCATTCCGAACGCTACCGGCAAGGGGATGCGCACCGACTACGCTGATTCAGAGAACCGGCGTTGCACGCTCTGGGGGATCTATCGATTCCCGGACGATGCGTATCTCTACACGCCCTTTGGCAGTTTGGAGGCGTCAGTGGGAGGTGGCATGTACGCGGGACCCGCTAGCTCAGGGGTCCGCAATGTTGGGCTGACATTTCGCGGCACAACCTTCAACAGCACGATCGTCGGAACGGTTCAGCCTGGGCAATGGGTTTTTCTCGCCACGACGGTCAACATGGGCGCGACTCCCACGCGCGCGACCGCGCTGGTTGGGAACAGCTCCAGCGGCTACGACGGTACCGGTTCCGGCTCCTATCTGCCGAAATCCGGTGCGACACCGTTTCTGACCCTGGGGCGGGATACCTATACGAGCACTCAAGGGGGGTCATTCGACTGTGCCGAGTGTGGGATTACCTCGGCACCGCTGACCCTCAATGCGCTCAAGGCACTGCGAGATCGTCGGCGGCTGTTCCTGGAGTCGATCGTGTCCGTCATATAGCCAGACGCCGTTCATCAGTACGACCAACGATTCAGAGTAGGTAAACACAAATGACCAGATCCGTTTTTCAAACCCCAGCTCGACGCGAAATAGCCGGCCGCGCGGTCGATATATTGAAACTCCCATTCGAGGTATTTGACGATGCTCTGACCGTCGGCAACTGGATGCAGGACCGGAGCGACATGTTCGATCTCACAGCCCTGGAGGCGCTCCGGAAGGGCGACCCGGTGCGCGCCGCGCTGGACCGCCTGCTGGCGGCCTGCGTCATGCCGATCGAGGACGACCAGGCGGTAGCGCTGACGGTTGCAGACATCGGCGCCATGCCGATCGCGGCGATCGCCGAGGCCGTCTACGTCGTTCTCGAGGAGAACCTGGATTTTTTTATGGCAACCCTGGCGGCCATCCAGCCGATACAGCAGCGGCTGATGTCGATTGGTTTGCAGTTGCGCAGCAGCTCATCGCTGCCGGTCACGCCAGGGATGATATCCGCCGCTACTCCTACGCCGAACTGATCGGCTATCTCAACGCGATCGCAGCTCAGAATGAACGAAACGCCGAACGCCAGGCAGCGCATACGGCTGTTGCCCTGCATGGCGGCGGCTAGGGTGCTCCATGGCGGCTGATCTCACAGTAGCCCTGCGCGTCCAGGCCAAGCTGGACGATGCACGCAAGGCTGTCCAAAGCCTGAAGGGCGACATTGTCGACCTGGGCCAGGCGGGCCAGCAGGCGACCACCGGCATGGCAAATGGCGCCACGGCGCCGTTCGATGCTGCTGCGAAATCGGCCCGCGATGCCGCCCGGGCGGCGGAGACCGTCGTCGCCACTCAGGAGGACCTGGCCGAGGCCGTCGACCAGGTCACGTCGGCGGAGGAGCGCCGGGCGCGCGCACTCGCTCAGTCGGCGCCGAACGAGGAGCAAGAGCGCAAGGCGCAGGAGTTCAAGAAGAAACAGGCCCAGGCCGCCAACGATGCCGGCGACGCAACGGAGAAAGAGCGCCAGGCCCTGGACCGCCTGGTCGCCATCCTGGATCCGGCCGCTGGCCAGGCCCAGCAGCTCGCCACGGCCCAGGCAACGCTGAACGCCGCCCTCGACAAAGGGGCGATCTCCGCTGATCAGCACACCCGCATGATGGCGCTTGTGCAGCAGCGCTATGCTGGCACGCGGGTTTCGGCTGCCCAGACCGCCGCGGCGATGCGCATGCTGCCGGCGCAGTTCACGGACATCGCGACCTCGATCGTCTCCGGCATGCCGATCTGGATGGTCGCTATCCAGCAGGGCGGCCAGATCAAAGATTCGTTCGGCGGGATCAAGCCTGCGCTGGCAGCCATGCGTGCCGCGATTGGCCCTGCATCTCTCGCGCTGGGTGGCCTGGCGGCCGTCGGCGGCCTGCTGGTGGCGAACATGGTCGCGGCCGAGCGGCGGGCGCTAGCGCTGGCCGTAGCAGTGCAGACGACCGGCAACGCCGCGGGCGCCACGGCCGGTCGTATCGAGGCGGTGGCCGAGCAGGCCAACCGCATCAGCGGGATCAACGAACGTGTGGCGGAGGACGCCGCCGTCGCCATGGTTCAGGCCGGTCGCCTGGGAATGCCGGTCATCGCCAACCTGGTCACAGCGGTGGAAGGCTACGCCAAGGCCACCAAGTCCAGCACCGACGCCGCCGCGGCCAACCTGGCCAAGCTGTTTGTGAACCCGGCCCAGGCCGCCAAGCAGCTCGACGACCAGTTCAACCTGCTGACCGCCGCCGAGCGCCGGCACATCGCGCTGCTGGTGGAACAGGGGCGCACCGAGGAGGCCCAGCTCCAGCTCAGCCAACGCCTGGCCGAGCAGTTCGGCACGGTCCTGCCGCGCAACCTGGGCGTGCTCCAACGCGCCTGGGAGGGGGTAACTGGCGCCATCGGCGGGGCGTTCGCCGCGATGCTGCGGTGGGGCCAGGCCCCCACCCTCGAGAAGCAGATCGAGGCGCAGAAGACCGCGATCGCCAATCTGGAGTCCCAGATCGCCGCAGGCGGCACCCGGGCCGCCCTCAAGCTGCCAGCGATGCTGAAGGCGGCCCAGGAGCAGTTGGCCACGCTGCAGCAGCAACAGGCGACGGAGGCGGCCAAGGCCGACGAGAGCGCGGCCAAGGTAACCAAGGATCGCCGCATCAAGCTGCTGCGCGAGCAGTTCGATGCGGAGACCAAGACGTACCAGACTGGCGCGGAGCAGCTCCAGAAAGAAAAGGAGAAGCTGGACGAGCTGCTCGCCGCCGGCCCCGATGGCGGTGGCATCAGCCAGGCGGAGTACGACGCGCGCCTCAAGGCGATCCGGGACCGGGCGAACAAGGGCACGCCGGCCGGCGACCGCGCTGGCCAGGTGGCCGCAGCGCGGATCAAGGCCGACCTGCAGATCCTGCAGGCCCAGATTCGGGACAGCGACGCCCTGGTGGTGCAGGAACTCGAGCGCGGGCGGATGAGCCTGAACGACGCTTACGCCCGCCGGATCGCGGACATCAACCGCGACTACGACGCCCAGCGCGAGGCTCTGGAGAAGGAACTGACCGCGCCCGGGATGACGTCGTCTCGGAAGATCGAAATCGCTGCCCAGATCAAGGTTCTGGAGCAGTCCAAAGCCGCCGCGAGCCGTGACCTCGACGCCTGGAAGCGGGCCGAAGAGTTGAAATTGGTCAACCTGACGATCCGGCTACGGGTGGACACGGCCGCGATCACGGGGAACTTCGACCGGGCGGCAATCGAGGCGCAGTTGCGGCAGCAATACGCTGCTGATCTCGAGGTTGCAGGCAGGAACGAGGATCCAGCCGCTGCTGCGAAAGACCGCGAACGGATCGAGTTGCTGATCCAGGCCGGCGCCGCCCAGGCCGAGTTCAACAACAAGTTGGCTGAGGCCCAGCGGCTGCAGGCGCAGCTCGCGGTGCTGGAGGAAGCCATCCAGCAGCGTGCCAGCACCGGGGCGATTAGTCAGATCGAGGCGCAAGGGCAGATCAATCACGCCCGCGCCGCCCAGATCCCCATGTTGCAGGCAATCGCCGCGGAGCTGCAACGCGTGCGCGACGCCCTGCCGCCCGGTGCCGCGGCGACTCTCGACAGCATGACGACGAGCCTCGGTACGCTGCAGAACCAGATCGCGGCGACGACTCCCGTTGTCGTCGACCTGGGCACGCGCATGCGCAACACGGTGATTGACGGGCTGGCCGACGCGGCAGGGTCGGCCGTGGCGAATTTCCACAACCTGCGTGACGCGGCGGCGAGCACCCTGAAGCAAATCGCAGGGGACATCGTGCGCAGCGGCATCAAGCAGTTGCTCACGGACGCGTTTACCCCGGGCTCCGCCGGCGGCGGCGGTGGATCGCTGGCCGGGAGCTTGTTCAGCGCGGTGGGGAGCATTTTCGGCTTCGCCCAGGGCGGCCTGATCCGCGGGCCAGGGACGGGGACGAGCGACAGCATCCCGGCCGTGGTCGATGGGTCGCGCCCGATCCGGGTTGCCAACAACGAGTTCATCCAGCCAGAGCGTGCGGTGAATCACTACGGCGTCGGCTTCATGGAGTCGATCCGCACGCTGAAATTCCCCCGGCCGTCCTTTGCGTTCGGCGGCCTGGTCCGCGCGTCGCAAGCGATCGCCAGGTATGCGACGGGTGGTTCGGTCGCGGCATCGAGCGCCGATGCCGCGCCGAACGTCGTCGTCCAGTTCACCAACAACGGCACGCCCAAGCGCATCGCTAGCCAAAGCCAGGAACTGTCTGGCCGGGATCTGGTGCTGGCTGTCGTGCTCGAGGACATCGAGACGGGCGGTCCGATCAGCCGGGGGCTGCCGACCGTTTTCAACCGCGGCGGGGCATGACGTGGCGTACCCAACCTTTCCGGACTACCCGGAGTTCCTGGTCGACAACTACAAGCTGCAGCCGGCGGACAACGTCGATCGCACCGAGTTCGAGGACGGCTATGTCAAACAGGATCCCCTCAATACGCGCCAGCGATACGAGGTGCCCGTGCAGTACCGGCTGCATACGCAGGCCGAGCAGCTCGCCTTCGAATCCTGGCGGCGGCAGGCCCTGCGGTCCGGTGCGCTGCACTTCGAGTGGTACGACCCGGTCTACCACGAGCTGCGCCGGGCCAGGATCGTCGGCGGCACGGTGGAATACACCCCGCTGACGGACCGATTCGACGAATGGACGGTCTCGTTCTCCCTGGAGTACTGGGTCTGACATGGCGCGTCTCAAGTCCTCGCGGTACGTCGAAAATGCCCTGGCGCTGTCGGCCGACGAGGCGCCGATCTACCTGCTCGAGATCTCGCATGTTCTCGTGGCCACGCCGCTGCGATTCGTCAACGACAACCAGGACGTCGTCAGCAACGGCAACAACTACGTCGCCTGCGCGTTCGCGGTGCAGCTGCCGTCCGATCAGGATCGGACGACGCCTCGGGCCAGGCTGTCCATCGATACCCTGGGAGGCGATATCTCGGCGTTCCTCGAGCGCACACACGGCGGCCGGGGCGCGGTCCTCAAGGTGTTGCAGATCCTGCGCAGCCAGCCCGATTTCATCGAAGACGAGTTCGTGCTGGACATGAGCAACGTGGTCGCGGCCGTGCCAACCATCCAGGCCGACCTAGGCTACGACGACGTGCTCAACAAACCCGGTACGCCTTACACCTATCGGCCGGAGACGGCCCCGGGGTTGTTCTGATGCCGCATTGGTCCGATTCCTACATCGATATTCCCCACGCGCAGCGCGACTGCGGCGAGCTTGTGGAGCTGGTGCTGCGCGACGTGTTCGGCCGCGATATGACGTTTCCCCGCAAGCAGTCGTCCAACCTGCTGCACCGCGCGCGCCTGATCACCAAGTACGCCCAGGATTTCGCGCGCCCCGTCGACGCGCCGTTCGATGGGGCCGGCGTGCTGATCCTGGCCAGGGGCCGGGCAGCACACATCGGCCTGTACTGCGCGATCGAGCAGGGGTACATCCTTCACAGCGACGAGTGGTTTGGCGCATCGGTGCGCGAACCCGTCAACCGTCTGGAAAACCGGTATGTCATCCAAGGCTACTACGCCTGGCTCTAAAAAAGCCGGCGTCCTCGAGGCGGTCTATCTGCCGAACCCGCTGATGCCCGCCAGCCGCCGCACGATCACCCGGCTGCTGGGCACCGGCCACGACACAGTGGACAGCGTGGTGCGGCGCCTGGCGCTGCAGGCGACCCCGCTCGAGGTCACGCTGAACGCCAGGTCCATCCCGCGGCGGCGCTGGCCGCGGGTGCGCGTTCGTGCGGGGGATCTGCTGGTCATGCGGCAGGTCGTGCGGGGAACCGGTGCGGGTGAGGCCGCCGCGGCCTCGGCTGTTGCCGCGGGGAAGACCGCAGCCACGGCCGCGGCGATCAATCTGGCCGTGACCTTCGCGGTGAACCTGGCAATCGGCGTGGCGCTGTCGTTCGTCGCGCAAGCGCTGTTCGGCCCGAAGCGCCAGGCGGCCGCGAAGGCCCGCAACGATCCGGCGAACTATTCCCTGGACGGCGGCAGCAACCAGGTGCGCACCTACGGCCCGCTTCCTCTGGTGCTGGGCGAACACCAGGTGTTCCCGGACTACGCGTCGCGGCCATGGTCCGAGAACGTGCCTGACCCGAGCACCACGCACGAGGTGGTCAACAACACCCCGCGCTACGAGTCCCAGACCGCGCCGGCATTCGTCTGGGATGCGATCGCCGACGAGCCTGAGGCGCCCTGGGTCGAGCTGCTGCCGCCCGACATCTCCGGCTACGGGTATTACGGTGATGGCCAAGTCCGTGAATACGAACGGGTGGGCGGGACGGTTACGCAGCCCCATACGTTCGTCACGCGGTACAACCCCGGCGGCCCATTCGAGCACATTGCGACCTACGACAGCTATGCGGCCTGGCAGACCGGTGGCGAATTCCCTGGGCCGCCGCCAACTTGGCACGACCCCGGCACGTATCTCGACATCATCGTTGGTTATGGGTATTACGAGACGTTCAACAGCGAGCGGCTCTGCAGCATATTTAATCTCGGCTTCGGCGACCTGGAGGTCTCGGCGCTGCGCATCGGCTCCTCGCCTCTCGAACAGTACTCCGCGTGGTCCCGGCATGACAGCTGGGTGCCCGCTGGCCAGCTCGATCGCACCCGGCTGACGGGCTACACGACGGACGGCTGGATCGGCGACGATTTCCCGACCAACGTTCAGATCGCGGAGGGCGGAAAACTCGAGCAGCACGAGGGCGTCGACAACGATGGCTGGATCGAGCGCCGCAGTAGCGGGGTGGGCTGCAACTACGTCCAGTTCGACATCGCCGGCCGGCTGTTCCGGTCTGCCGGCGGCGGTATTGAGACGCTCGCCTGCGATTTCGAGGGCCAGTATCGCAAGGTCGGCGACGCGGGCTGGACCGCGTTTCCGTTCTCGATCTCGATCTCGAGCGGCAGCACAACGCCGGTGCGACATACGTTCCGGCACTACATGCCCGAGGTGGCCAACTACGACGTACGCGTGCGACGCCTCACCCCAGACCCGACCGAGGCGAACGACGTCAGCGAGCTGGAGCTGACGCGGATCAAATTCTTTCGCCCCGATCCCGCGCTATACCCCGCCCAGCGGCGCCTGGCGCTGCTGATCAGGGCCTCGGGCCAGCTCAATGGGCGTCTGGAGCGCCTGAGCGCGTTCGTGAGGCCCCGGCATTGGATCTGGGACAGCGCAGCGCCGTGGACGCCAGGGCTCTATCCCGGCGACGGGGCAGCGCCCTGGGTGTGGGGAAACACGACGAACCCCGCCTGGCTCTTCCTCTACTACGCCCGGGGCGGCTTCCTGAACAGCAGCGCGACGCCCGCCTACCTGGGCGGTGGCCAGGGCTGGCTGGATCGGCCCGACCCTACGAACGGCCCCCGCCTGTTCGGCGCCGGCCTGACGAATGACCGGCTGGACTATGCCGCGATCATCGCCTGGGGGCAGTTCTGCCAGGCAAACGGCCTGGAATGCCGCATGGTGGTCATCGAGCAGATGTCCGCCGGGGAGGTTCTGGACGTCATCGCTGGAGCCGGCCGCGCCTCGAAAACCTGGGCGACGGGGCGGCTGGGCGTCGTCTGGGAGGCGCCTGGCCAGCCGACCGTCGGTTCGTTCGGCATGGCCAACATCGTCGCAGGCTCGTTCCAGATCGCGTATGACACCGATGAATCGGTCGACGAGTTCGTGCTGGCCTACACCAACAGCGACGACGACTACGCGGCGGACACGGTGTATTCCCCAGTGCCGGGTGTGCCGCTGCCGGTTAACCAGAAGTCCAGCCCGGCCGGTTACGCCATGCCTCGTAGCCAGGCCCAGCGGCAGAACAACCTGGTCGCGGCGTCCAAGTACTTCCACCGGCGCAGGATCATGTGGCAGAGCGGCTGGGATGCCGCGCTCGTGCAACGCGGCGACATCGTGGCCCTGGCCCACGATCTCACGCAATGGGCGTACAGCGGCCGCCTGGTCGGCCTCGAGGCCGCCGGTGGCCAGATCCGCCGCATCTCGCTGTCGTGCTGGGTCGAGAATCCGTCCGGCGCCGCGACGTTCTACGTCTGGGTGCGGCGGCCGGACAACACCTGGGCCAGCGTGGAGTGTGTCCCGCCAGTCGGCCGGGTACAGGAACTGGACGTGGTCAGCGCGTGGCCGGTGGCCAGCGCGCCGGGCGTGCTGTCGTCGACGTTAGGCACCGAGAACGCTGGCAGCGTGTTCCCGAGGTCAATCCCGGAGGACTGGACGCTGTTCGCTGGCCCGACGCCCACCCCGGGTAAGCGAGTGCGGATCATGGCCATGGAGCCGGGCGAGCGCGGACGCGTCCGGATCACCGCCCGCGACGAATACGAGGAGTACTACCCGTTGGAATATGGCTGGAGCGGCACCCCGGCCATCCCGGCGGACGATGGCCTGGTCGCCCGGGCGTTCAACCCTGCGCTGGCTCCCGCGGCCGCTGGCGCCTGGATGTTGCGGTGGGAGCTGGACAACGCCTATGGCGCCGAGGTAACCGTGGCGGCCAATCATGGGCCGTTCGAACAGGTGCCTATCAGTGGGGCGATCGCCGTGGCGGGCCGGGAGCTGCTGCTACCGGCCTATCCCGCCGGCACCCATCTCGACATCCACGTGCTGCCGAAGGCGGCGGGCACGCCCATCGCGATTGAAGGGGCGACCCTCGAAGCAACGGTTTGAAGACGGGCGACGTGGCCAGGTGCTGGAACACCTGGCCACGCCCCCAGATTGCAGAGCGAGCTGCAAGCCAGGCAAGGCCCGCCACCCTGTACAGAGCGTGCCAAGCCTACCAGAAATATTTCAACCTACGAAATAGGCTTGCAAGAATGAACCCTCAACCGATCATCCCGTGGCTGGGCGGCAAGCGCCGCCTGGCCGACACGCTGCTCACCCGCTTCCCGCCCCATACCTGCTACGTCGAGGTGTTCGCCGGCGGGGCCGCGCTCTATTTCCTGAGGCACCCGGCCGAGGTGGAGGTCATCAACGATGTCAACGGCGAGCTGGTGAACCTGTACCGGGTCGTCAAGCACCACCTCGAGGAGTTCGTCAGGCAGTTCAAATGGTCCCTGGCCAGCCGGGAGATGTTCAAGTGGCTGCAGCTGACCGTGCCGGCGACGCTGACGGACATCCAGCGGGCGGCCAGGTTCTTCTACCTACAGCACAACGCGTTCGGTGGGCGGGTCGAGAGCCAGTCGTGGGGCACTGCGACTACGGCGCCGCCGGTCAACCTGCTTAGGATCGAGGAGAACCTGAGCGCAGCGCATTTGCGCCTGGCCAGCGCCTATATCGAGAACCTGGACTGGCAGGAGTGCATCCAGCGCTACGATCGCCCCCACAGCTTCTTCTACATGGATCCGCCGTACTGGGAGACCGAGGGCTATGGCGTGGCGTTCGCCTGGGAGCAGTACGAGCGCATGGCCGATGTGCTCAGGTCCCTGAAGGGAAAAGCGCTGGTTAGCCTGAACGACCATCCGGACGTCCGGCGGGCGTTCCAGGGGTTCCAGATGGAGGCCGTCGACATCTCGTACACGCTGGCAGTTGGCAAGGCGGCCGACCGGCGCGAGCTGATTATCTACAGCTGGGACCGGGACGCCGAGCCGGCCGGGCTTTTCTAG